GTGTTCCACCAACAAGGCTATGGAAGCCCTCAAAATCCTCAGCGCAGCACAGATTGAGAATGTCATTCGCCTTACCGACAAGGGTGGCAGGGTCGGAAAAGCCAAATAAGCAAAAACATAAATAACCTCACTAACTTGCGAGGTTTATTATGCTTGATCTTGAATCGTGTGTTGAAATCCTCCTCAAAACTCCCGATGACTTCCTCAAGTGCCGTGAAACCCTCTCCCGCATAGGCGTAGCCTCCCGCAACGACAAAATTCTCTACCAATCGTGTCATATCCTGCACAAAAGAGGCCGCTACTACATTCTCCATTTCAAACAGTTATTTGCCCTGGATGGTAAAGACACCGACATTTCAGACAACGATATAGCCCGAACCAATGCCATTGCACGCCTACTAGCCGAGTGGGGGTTATGCACGATCTGTAAGCCAGAGAAAAACACCAATGTCGCACCCCTACACGAAATCAAGATTATCACACACCGAGAAAAAGCGGATTGGAAATTGGAAACGAAGTATACCATTGGAAAGAAAAGAGTAGCCTAAAATACTACTTGACATTCGTTTACTATGAGTGTATAATAGTCCCATGCGTGAAAATGAAGCCCCTACAGCCAAACAGATAAACTACTATGCCTACTTGGTGCGAACCTTCATACCACTAGAAAGGCGTAAGGATTGGGCTCGACCGGCAGATTTAGCCTCTAAAATTATTATCTCCGAGAGGATCACAGCCTTCCGAGAAGAACAAAACCAAAGCATTATAGAACAGACGCAAATCGGTGAAACTGAAACCTTACAAAAGATAGGAAAGTTGAGAAAGTTGGACTTAGAGCAGAAATACAATGCTTCAAATGAAGAATTAGAGATGAATGAGGACTGTGAACCAGACGAACCTAAACCCAGAATACACAAATATCGCACTTTTGTATAGATACCGAACATACTAGCATCACTGTATTATAAACATACGAGCATCGCTTCTCCATAAGGGGCAGCGTCAAAGCGCAATCTACTCCACTGAAAACGGAATGATGCCCCACAGGAACATGCTTCATGATCGTTATTTTGTGACAGCATGGACTCAATGTGAGTGGGCAATCCATAACTGGAAACCCACAGATAACATGAATCTAAAACACAGACCATGTTATTGCGTTACTCATGCGAATGAGAAAGGCACTCTTAATCGGGGAGACAGCTAACCTGCCCCATCTGTGTAGCAGAGAGTGGTGTTGACTTGCCGACCTTCGTTTTCTAGCAAAGTTATGCCCAATGACCTAAATAACACCAACGGAAGCGAACGCGAAGCGTTATGCAACATTATTTCAAAGTTCGCGGGGCGCGAATCTTATCCTGCACCGGGCCAGGGAATGTGTAGTTGAAATGAGGGAATTAAGTCATTGCCAAAACACCACATCATCCCGAAGCATGAATGGCTAGAACGCTTCGGAACCATGAATGGCGTGAACTCAAAGGACAACCTCTGCAACCTGACTCTCCATCAACATGCTGAAGTGCATTTACTCCTCTATGAACTCAACCACAATCAATATGACCTTGAAGCCCATGAAGCCTGTGTTGGCACGCTCCTCAAGCGTCAAGAACTCAAAGAAAAGCGACACCTACATACTATTGAGCCTGTGAAGAAACACAAGAAACCTAGACGGTCGTATAGGAAATGGCACATCTGAGGAGATTATTATGATGCAATTAGTCTGCGGCACCTGTAAAGAACCCCTTGATAGCTTTCGCAACTTTCAAATTGATGACATGGCATCATGTTATGAGTGTTATATGAATCACAGGATTGGGCATAATCCTCTTCCCCGCCCCTTCAAGGAACCGCGGCCGCGCACGTTTTTGAAGAAACTCCCGAAGGAACTTGAATCTCGCCTCGGAGGGTTCATTTTTGGACAAGCAGGAATGACTGGCAAGCTGACACAAACATCTGTGCCGGGTATCACAACCTCAAAAACTACGGTAGCGCAAGTGGACAACTTTATCAAGGACCCGATGGGTGGACTATGAACTATTTCAAAGAAATCTTACCTTTTATCCATAACTATTGGATTTGTCCGTCGAATCGTATCACCATTCATCATGCTGACTGCCCTAGGGGTCACTATCATGATGCGGATTATGTCATGATGTACGCACTGTTTCAGATGGTCGTGGACTACGTTGAAATTGAACTCTCAGGCAATCTTGGTGATGGATTTGAAACCCGCTGGCAGAAATTCGTGCGTGATTGTGGGAGCCTCCCGTTTATCCATTGGTTTGTCAAAGCCCCCCGCAATGCTAGCCGAGGACTGTATCACCTTCGTTGGGGCATGCGATTAACGGATCATCCTTCCCAAGCGGAGTTTTGTAAAGATATGTTTGCCCTCTATAAGTTCTGGAAGCATACGCGACCCCGCAGAGAAGAGGCGCATTTCTATTGGCACTTGATGCGCGAAGGGAAGAGTTGGCGAGCACCCCATACACCAGAGGAGGATAGGCTCTTTGCTGTCGGTGAAGAATTGCAGGCTAAGTATGATACGGAAGATCAGGACATGTTACTCAGTATCATCAGAATTCGTCGCAGTATGTGGACCTAACAAGGAGATTAGTATGAGCCAATTATCCCCACACTTCAGTCTCAAAGAGATGACCCGCTCCGATACCGCGTTGCGTTTGGGAATCAATAACGATCCCCCGCAGAAATATCTTGACAATCTCATATTAGTATGCGATAATATCCTTGAACCTGTGCGGAAAGTGTGGGGTCCGGTGCGTGTCAATTCAGGCTACCGAAGTCTGAGTTTGAACATGTCCGTGAACCCTATGACCTCCACCATTGACAAACTCTCCAAGCATTGCACAGGAGAAGCGGTTGACTTTGAAGTAGAAGGAGTCTCCAACGTCGATCTCGCGCTCTGGTGCGTAGCGAACTTGCCAGTCTGGGACAAGATCATCCTTGAATTCTACACCCCTGGTCAGCCAAATTCAGGATGGGTGCATGCCCAGTATGTGATCGGCAAGCAGAGGAAAGAATCATATACCGCAGTGCGTGAAGGTGGAACGACTCTTTACAAAGTGGGAATTCTCGCATGAAGAAGATATTAGTCTGTGGGTTGTTTGCCTTGTTGGTCGCGTGTGCGGATGACTCTTCATCCCCCCCACCACCGACCCCGACTCCTATCCCAATGGTCTGTTGCAGTGGGACGCTGACCTGGGAGAATAACAAAGAGAGTGATTTGGCTGGATATCGTGTCTATCGTTCTGTGACCGCAGTGATTCCCAATGATGAAACACGGAAGGTGTTTTTCCTGGCTTCAGTGACTCAACCCACCTTCCACGACACGACAGGAATTGAGATGACTACATACTACTATATTGTCACCGCATATGACACGGCTGACAACGAGAGTCAGAATTCCAACGAAGTGAATATAACATACTAAGGAGATTGATTATGGATGATGCCGCAGAGGACGTGAGAGAGTTTCAAGAGCGAGTGGGGCATGTGGATGGAGCAGGGGTGGAGTTGACTACTCCCGAAATTCAAGCCCTGTATCATACGTTCGTGGAAGAAGAGTATAAGGAATTTATGGAAGCCACAGATGCCGCACATAAGTTGCAGGAAGCGATGGACTTGATTTGGGTGACATTAGGATATTGTAACTCTCGCGGGTGGGATGTCACTGGGGCATGGGACGAATTGTTCCGTTCCAATATGTCCAAACTCCAGGTTGACGGAGTGACGGGGAAACTCAAACGCCGGGATGATGGAAAGATTCTCAAACCCGAAAATTGGCAGAAGCCAAATTTCACGCCCTTTGTGAACGGCGGTCAATAGTTCATTTTATCAAGGAGGTTTTATTATGGCAGTCAAGATTTTGATGTTCAATAATGGGTTGCAGGTTATCGGTGACGTGGTGAACAAGGATACCACTGGTAATGTGGTGATCGTGACGAAACCGGTGCAATTGGTGTTTTCCGCAAGTGAGGACCCATCCAAGAAGGGACAAGCGAGCTTGGGATTTGCGCCATTCTTGCAATATGCTGAGGAATGGAAAACCGGTGTATCATTCATGGTCTCTGATATCCTGACTGTCGTGACGCCGGCGGTTGAACTGGTGAACGGCTACAATCAAACATTCGGCTCTGGTTTAGTGCTTCCCGGCGGAATTAGCCCCCTCTCAGTTTAACTTGACATTCCCCTGTGGATATGCTATAATGTTCCTGTTCTGAGGAGTCTGATATTCTTCAGGACAGGAAATTATTTCACGCCACAGAGGGGTAAGATTTAATGAAGTTCTACACTAACGTATCCTGTCAAGGCAATACAATCTACTACCGTGGTATAGAGAATGGTCGGAGGGTTCACCGAAAACAGGGATACTCTCCGACCCTCTATATTCCTGCCAAGATTCCTAACCTTCCTGTTGACTTCAAAGACCTGCAAGGCAATCCTGTTGAAGCTATGCACTTTGATGACATTAGTGAGGCGCGACACTTCTGTAAGAACTACGAGGACGTGCAGAGTTTCACCATCTACGGCAACAGCAGGTTTGAGTATGCCTTCATTGCTGACCAACACCCTGAGAAGGAAATTGAATGGTCCTCTGAACACATCGTTACTGCCTTCATTGATATTGAAGTCGGCTCCGATGGGGGAATGCCTGATGTCAACCTCGCAGATAAACCAGTCACCGCAATCACCGTCAAATTTTCTACCGACCCCACCTACTATGTGTTGGGGTGCGGAAAATATACACCCCATCGCAACGACATTGATTATCTTTGGTGCGGGTCTGAAGAAGAGTTACTGGGGAGTTTCATATCTCTATGGAAAGAGAAGTCGCCTGATATTGTTACAGGATGGAATGTCAAGACCTTTGATATTCCCTACCTCATCAATCGTATGTGTGCGCTCCCACACCTAGGAGAAGCCACTGCCCGATGGTTGAGTCCGTGGGGTAAGATCACGCGACGAGAAGAAGAATACTACAACAAGCCTGTCACCATCTATCAATTGCTTGGGTGCGCCACCCTTGACTATCTGCAACTCTTCCGCAAGTATGCCAAGAATGCAAACCAAGAATCCTACAAACTTGACCACATTGCGTTTGTGGAATTGAAAGAACGCAAACTTGATTATGCCGAATATGAAACGCTGCATATCCTCTACAAGACCAATCACCAAAAATTCATTGAATACAACGTCCATGACGTGCAGTTGGTCGAACGCTTGAATGCCAAGGGTCGCTTGATTGATATGGCGTTGCTGTTGGCGTATAACTACAAAACCAATTATGAAGATGGATTCTCGCAAGTGCGTATGTGGGACTGTATTTGTTACAACTTCTTGAGAGCGAAGAATATCGTGCTGCCTCCAAAGAAGGGCAACAAAAAAGACCATGCCTATGAGGGTGCGTATGTGAAAGCCCCATTGATTGGCATGTTCAAACACATCGTCGGTCTTGACGCAACCAGCCTGTATCCTAAAACGATGATGCAGTATAACATGTCGCCTGAGACATTGATTGAGCCTGAGCATTACACGCAAGCGATGAAGGATGTTATTGCACAAGGGGTGACGGTTGAGAAGATGCTCCACAAAAAGATTGATCTGAGTGGACTCGTTGATTGCACTATGACCCCGAATGGGCAGTTTTTTGATACACGCAAAGTTGGGTTCTTACCTGAAATTTTGAAAGAGATGTTTGACCAGCGTGTGGTTTACAAAAACAAGCAGATGGACGCGAAACGAGCGAAGGAGGCATGTTCCGATCCCATACGCAAATTAGAGTTGGAAGCCTTGATTTCACGCTATGAGAATTTACAGTTAGCCAAGAAGGTTGGATTGAACTCTGCATACGGCGCCTGTGGGTCTGAGTATTTCCGCTTCTTTGATATTCGCATTGCTGAAGGGGTCACCCTAGCAGGGCAATTGAGTATCAAGTGGGTGGGCAACCGTTTGAACGCATACCTCAATGATTTGTTGAAAACGATTCGTGTTGATTATGTGATTGCCAGCGATACTGATTCGGTCTATCTGAACCTGGACCCGTTGGTGTGTCGCGTATTCAAAGACCAATCAGACACCACAAAGATTGTCAACTTCTTGGATTCGGTCTACAAAACCAAACTCAAAGGGGTGTTGGAAGCCACCGCACAGGATTTGGCAAATTACACGCATGCGTTTTCACAAGAGTTGGACATGAAGCGGGAAGCCATAGCCGATAGGGGTATTTGGACTGCAAAGAAACGCTACGTGTTGAACGTGTTGGATTCTGAAGGGGTGCGCTACAAGGAACCAGAGATGTTGATTCATGGGCTTGAAGCCATTAAGTCCTCTACCCCCAGTCTGGTGCGAGACAAGATCAAAGCGGCGCTGAAAATCATTCTCACTGGCACCGAACCTCAGTTGGTGGAGTTTGTGGCTAAGTTCAAAGAGGAATTCAAGACCTTGCCGATTGGGGATATCGCGTTCCCTCGCGGGTGTAATGGGTTGGAGAAGTATCGCAACAAGACGGGGGTTCGCACGGTCCACACCACCATGTTTGGAGAACCTGGGGCAACCGTGGACACAGAGATTTATCTCGGTGGGACACCCATCCATGTGAAGGGTGCGTTGGTTTACAATCATTGGCTGCGGAAACTCAAACTAGCCGATCAGTATGAAATTATTCAAAATGGGGAGAAGGTCAAGTTCGTCAACCTCAAGCCTGGAAACATGTTTGATGAAACGGTGTTGTCGTTCATCCGCCGCATTCCTCCGCAGTTTGAATTGGAGAAGGCAATTGATTGGGACCTGCAATTTCAAAAAACCTTTGCTGAACCCCTAAATATCGTATTGGATGCGATTGGATGGCATGCAGAAGTGCAATACAACTTGGAGGATTTCTTTTCATGATAGATCGTCAAGAGATGTTGTTGATTCAGTTGATGGAAGAGGCGGGGGAAGTGGTGCAGGCGGCCTCAAAGGTCCTGCGATTGGATGGAATTCAGAAGCCAAATCGAGTTTGGAGGGATTATTCAAATGACCCAACATGAAGCATTGAGATTTAGAAGGGAGACACGCGACATGAGTATTCAAGATACAAGCTTTCACAATACGGTATTCTTTTATGGTGGACCACTGAGCCAATGGTACTCAAGCCCATTCACACACAATGAGCATACCTTTAATTGTGCTGAACAATACATGATGCTCAAGAAAGCGATGCTCTTTGAAGACCTCGATACTGCCCATAAAATTATGCTTTCACAAGACCCACGAGAACAAAAAGCGTTGGGTCGGCAAGTGAAAAACTTTGATGCTGATGTGTGGGCGTATATGGCAGAGGCAAATGTGATTCAAGCCAACCTGTTGAAATTTGGGCAGAATATAGAATTGTGGGATTATCTCAGAGGCACAGGGAACCGCGAATTGGTTGAGGCGAGTCCGACAGATCGGATATGGGGAATTGGATTAGGTATGGGAAACCCTGATCGATTTGACCGGAGTAAATGGCGGGGAACCAATTTGCTTGGTGAATGCCTCATGAAGGTTCGCGCACAACTCCGTGAAGAAGAAGCGATGATGAAACAGGCACCTCATCATTATCCACCATTTGTGGTGCGATGATGAATCCTTTCACGAGAATTGGGGACCGTACAATGAAAAAGAATTTTCGTGTTGTGTCACTGCCCGATAACCGAAACGGAGATCATGATTGTCATTGCAATCGCTGTGATAAGCATTTTCGTTCTTCTGAGATGATTTTCGGTCGTTTTGAGAATGACTCGGCGCGATATCGTTCCGACTGGTATTGTCCGACTGAGGATTGCCACGGACGTTTGAATGCAGGAGTGTACTTCTTGACAGTTTCTTCTTGACTCTTCACCTTTATTCTGGTATAATTGAAAGGATGGGATAAAATGTTATTATCGTATGAACAAATTGCAGAAATGGCGTATGAGAACAACCGTGCCTATTGCCATGCACTAGGAGATTATTCTCAGGCACCGTGGAGAATGGTCCCCAAGGATATCAGAGCTTCCGCGATTGATGGGGTTGAATTTCATATCAACAATCCCGATTCCAGTCCAGAACAATCACATAATAACTGGTTGAAGTTCAAGCAGCAGGATGGATGGAAGCATGGGATTGTGAAAGATTCAATCAAGAAAGAGCATCCATGTTTTTGTGCATACTCAGAGTTACCAGTAGAACAACGGGTGAAAGATTTTCTGTTCGCCGCCATTGTAGAAACTTTGAAAACTTTCTAGGAGATTAGATTATGTCATTGATGGATCGTTTGAAGAAAACCAGTAGCATTGATATTGCCAGCGTCTTAGATGACTCTGAGATTTTTGGTGAGCGACAGAGTGTGGTTACAGAAATTCCTATTCTCAATGCCGCCCTGTCAGGCAGTCTCAAGGGTGGGTTGACATCTGGTGTGACGCAGATCGCAGGACCCTCCAAGCATTTCAAAACGGGTATCGGACTTATGTTGATTCGCGCCTTCTTACAGCATCACAAAGATGGTGCAGTCTTGTTCTACGATTCAGAATTTGGTTCTCCCCCTGCCTACTTCAACACCTTCGGCATCGACATGAAGAAAGTGTTTCATACACCCATAACTGATGTGGAACAACTCAAACATGACATCATGGTTCAGTTGGCGGAAGCCAAGCGGGGCGACCCGCTCTTGATTATCATTGACTCTATCGGGCAACTCGCGTCTCTCAAAGAAGTGGACGATGCGATTGAAGGTAAGTCTGTGGCTGATATGACGCGAGCGAAAGCGATTAAGTCGTTGTTCCGTATGATTACTCCACACTTGCGAATCAAGGATATTCCTCTCATCGTGATTAACCACACCTACAAGACCCTGGAAATGTTCAGCAAGGACGTGGTGGGGGGTGGAACGGGTTCCTATTTTGCGGCTGACACCATTTGGATTGTTGGACGCAGACAAGAGAAGGTCAAGGACGAACTGGCAGGATATGAATTTGTCCTGAAGGTGGAGAAGTCGCGCTTTGTCAAGGAAGGATCAAAGTTCCCGATCACGGTCAAGTTTGACTTGGGCATTGAGAAGTATTCTGGACTCTTGGAGAGTGCAGTGGAAGCGGGATTTGTCACGCAACCCAAAGAGGGATTCTACCAGAAGAAGGGTGACAAGACTGCGGTGCGAGAAGCCAAGACCAAGAACGATGAATTTTGGGCATCCATTTTAGCCAGTGAGGAATTTAATGAATTTATTCGCAAGAAGTATGAAGTGGCTTATGGCGATATTCTCGCCACAGCCGCCGCTGAAGCCACTGCTGACGGAGAATGAGGATTACTGCTTCAGCGAAATAATCATCGCTGAGGAACCCATTCACGCTGTCAAGATATTGACAGGTCCGTACATGAATGTCATGGTCTACTACGGGTATGTGAAGTTGATACCAGAGCACGGCACTCATCGCCTTGCGTTTCAGTATACGATATGGGACTCCGCGAGTTTCACAAAGAAAGAGTTGGTTGAATCGCAAGCGTTTATTATGCGAGTAGGTGATACTTTGGCATCAATCATTGCCGACGAGAAAAATGTGGGGGAATATGGTACACCTCAACCGGATGAAGAATAATGCCCCTGCATCACATCATACCAAAACATGAATGGAAGGCACGATTCGGGGACTTAGAGGGATTCGACGCCCTTGATAATTTGGTGAATCTGACCACCGAGCAGCATTCACAGGCTCACGCGCTGCTTTATGAAATGATGGGCAGGACACGCGGCCCCTATAAAAAGAAAGGGACAACAATTGCATAGGTTAGAGCAAACGATACTCAAGACGCTGATATATCATGATGCGTATTTACGCAAAGTGCTTCCGTATCTCAAAGAATCCTACTTCAAAGAACCGATTGAGTTGATTGTTCTGAAGGAAATTGTGTCCTTTGTGGCGAAGTATAACAATCCTCCGACCCATGAAGCCCTGGTAATCAACCTGACTGAAGCCGACAACCTCAAAGAGGAGCAGGTGCGCGATGCGGTTGAACTCCTCAAGCAACTCCACCTAGATCGTAAGGAGCCTACTGACCTGGCATGGTTGACTGACCAGACTGAAAAGTTTTGTCAAGAATCGGCGCTGCACAATGCCGCAATGGATGCGATTGCGATTATGGATGGGGGAGGAATTGATAAGAGAACGAAAGGGTCAATTCCTGAAATTTTCACCCAAGCCCTTGCGGTGTCATTTGATCCTCACGTTGGGCATGATTACATGGAACAGTCTGAAGCGCGATTTGACTTCTACCATGCGGTGGAGGAAAAAGTTCCGTTTGATTTAGATTTCTTCAATAAGATCACTGATGGGGGATTCTCCGTCAAGACGCTGAACATTTTTCTTGCAGGGGTCAATGTCGGAAAGTCTTTATTGATGTGCCATTTGGCAGCCGCCGCGGTGTCGCGTGGCTACAATGTTTTATACATCACAATGGAAATGGCAGAGGAACAGATCGCCAAGCGTATTGATGCCAACCTATTGAATGTGGAGATGAACAGTATCAAGAAACTCAGTAAGAAAGAATATGATATCAAGTTCGCCGCGCTTCGTAACAAAGCACATGGGAAACTCATTATCAAGGAATACCCAACCGCCTCAGCCTCTACATTGCATTTTCGTGCGTTACTCAACGAACTGGCACTCAAGAAGTCCTTTCGCCCCCAATTGATATTCGTGGACTACTTGAACATTTGCTGTTCGTCGCGTATCAAGGAAGGGGGTAACGTCAACTCCTACACGTATGTCAAAGCCATTGCTCAAGAATTGCGTGGCTTGGCAGTTGAATTCAAGTTACCAATCGTCTCAGCCACACAAACCACCAGGGCAGGGTTGGATAACTCAGACCTGGAAATGTCCGATACCTCTGAATCTATTGGACTCCCCGCCCTGGCAGACTTCATGGGGGCAATCATTGAAACTGAAGAATTGTCTGCGATAAATCAGTTCATGATAAAGGTCTTGAAGAATCGTTACATGGATAAGAATATCAATAAGCGATTTGTGATTGGGGTGGATCGTGCGCACATGCGATTGTATGATGCCGCAGCCTCAGCACAGACCAACATCAACCAGTCAGGGCAGACGAAGCAAGTTGAAGAACGTAAACCATTTGAGAAAGTCAAGCGAGACTTCAAAGGTTTTAAGGTCTAAGGAGAAATTATGAAACAAAGTTATGTTGATCTCGGACCCTACACCCCACCATTCATGAGTGTGTTTGAGGATGCACTCCCCACAATGTTCATGCAAAAACTCATTGATAAGTTTGAAGCGAACGAGGGGAATCACCAACAGGTCACGCAAGGCACTGAGGGCTTGGCACGCCGGTTCACCGAAATCAATATCTCGCAGCATTGGCAGGATGAGCATGATATGTTTGTCACCTATGTTCAGGAAGCCTGGAAAACCTACATGCTTGCCCAAGCGATTCAGTTTGACGTGCAATTCCCTCGTCAGTTTGGCTACGAGCATTTTAGAATGAAACGCTATCAACCCAATGGCACCGATGAATTCGGATTGCATACAGATGTGGGTAGTTATGGAACAGCCCGTAGGTTCGTGGCGTTTCTCTGGTATCTCAACACACCAGAAGGTGGCGGCGCAACCATATTTCACTCGTTTCAACAGCGAGCATGCTTGCTGCTTCCTGCTGTGGCGGGTCGCTTGCTGATATTTCCCCCGCTGTGGACTCACCCACACCAAGGCACCAAGGTTACGAGCGGGAACAAGTATATCGTAAGTGGATACTTACACTATATCTGAGGTCCTATGGCTTGGCATCATATTATACCCTACCATGAATGGAGAAAAAAGATGTCTGATACTATGAAAGCCAAAACACATACCTCCACTACATCTGACACATAAATAGGGGAAACAGACATGGAGGGATTATGGCTTTGTTTGGACTTCTCAAGGATCATCAGAAAGAAATCACACTAGGCACTCCCCGCGATCACAATGAAGTGGAGATGATGGCGAAGGTGAACAAGGCTATTGAAGATGTTTCTGGTAAAAGTGGGATCACTCTCAAACTTGGCAATTATACTTTTCAACATGTCATTGGTATGAATTCTAATTTCCCTGGCGACCCCAAGGCTGATGTGGCAATGGTGAGTGTCGCTGGTGGAAAAGCAACCGAAGTGGCATTCATTTCTTTCAAGAAGGCTGGTGGGGCAGAAGCGTTTCAACAATACTCAGGTCTCACTGAGGGTGCGGGGTTGACGATTAGTAATGATCCCATTGTGGTTAATTTTCTCAAAGATGCTGGCAAGCATATTGAATCATTCAACAAAGGGAAGAATATGGCACAGCAGGGCACCCCTGCGGCGTTTACCTATGTGCCAAACAGTGTGCCAGGTCGTATGCTAGTGGACAGGGCTGTGTTTGGACCCCAGTATAAAAAGATCACGTCCCGCGAAGGGATTGGGGGTCACAAAGATAATGTGCACGTCATCGCACAAGGAAACCCCATCCTCAAGAAAAACGGCGCCGTGTATGAGTTGATGTTCTCTGAGCACGTATTCAGCAACAACCAAGATTTGCGGTGGGTGTTCACCGGAGAATATGCAGCGGTCTTGGGTGGGACCTTTAGAAATGGTCGTGGATTTACGGTCAAAGGTAAACGCTTCACGAACTTTAGAGTGGGTCTCTATCCGTTCAAAATGGTTGGGCATAGAAAAGGTGCGGAAGAACTCTAATGCTACATTTCAAAACCTATCTCGCAGAAGCAGGCGAAAAGAATCTCCATCTGGAACACCTGGAAGATCAGGTATTCAATCGTGGTGTCGCTGGTGGGCGAGAAGCCATTGAATTTCTCCTCTCCCTACGCGACATGCTCCGTGGGCATGTTGAAAAACCCATCAATATCACAACCAAATGGGATGGGGCCCCCGCAGTATTTTGTGGTATCAATCCCGAAAATGGCAAATTCTTTGTAGGCACCAAAGGGGTATTTGCCAAGAATGCCAAGTTGAACTATACGGAGGCTGATATTGACAAAAATCATCCGTCTGAGGGATTGAATGTTAAATTGAAAGCCTGCCTCTGGTATCTCCCGAAGTTGGGTATCAAGGGCATCATGCAAGGTGACTTGATGTTCACAAAGGGTGACGTGCACTCACAGACTATAGAAGGGGAGAAGTATATCACCTTCACCCCGAACACCATTACCTACGCGATTCCTTTGCATCATACCGCATTAGTAGATCGTATCCTCAAAGCACAACTAGGCATCATTTTTCATACCGAGTATCATGGCACCAAGATGGCAACCCTGAAGTCCTCATTCAGGATTGACCTGGGGCACCTGACCCATACCAAAGATGTGTGGTTCCGCGATGCAAGTTTCGTGGACCAATCAGGCACGGCAACATTCACGGCTGCGGAAAGCGAACGGATGGACGCGCTCATGACCACAGCCGGGTTGATTTTTCACGGCATCAATGGCAAAATCCTGAATCAGATTGCACTCAACGAGGTTTTTAGGGGATGGATCAAACAATTCAATAACACCAAGATTCGTGAAGGCACCGCGATTGAGAATACCACAGAACACGTCAACGACTTTATCCGCTGGCTGGATGCACGCATGACCGCAGCGATTGGGGAAGCCAAGCAACCGGATACCAAGCGCAAGCGCACGCAAGAGAAAACCACCGTGCTTGGATTCTTTCGTGCGCACCGAGTTGACCTGAAGAACATTTTTGACTTGACAAATGCCCTCATCTATGCTAAACTAATGATAGTCCACAAACTTAACCAAGTGAAGGGGACGCAGACATTTCTGAAAACAGCCGATGGGTTTCAGGCTACGGCGCCTGAGGGATTTGTTGTAGTGGGGCATCTTGGTAACGCACTAAAACTTGTTGACCGGTTGCAATTTAGCCATGCGAACTTCAATGTCGCCAAAAATTGGGATAAGTAACATGAAGAACGATGGCTGCGACAAGACACAAGAGATGATAGATCAATGGCTTGAGAAAACGAAACATCTCAAAGAGGATTCCACCCCTAGTCAGATATATGGACACATGGACCAAGAACAGGGTGTGCAAGGTGGTCCGTTGGGAGAGGATCAACCAAAGACCAAGCAGGTGCGAACGATCAAGGCTTTGGTGCGTGCTAAATACAAGCGGTAATTGATGCAGTAACATTATGAGGTAATTATGAAGCAGGTGGATTTAGTGGTTGGGGCTGTGACAGGATACAAGTGGGACCAGATCAAGCATTGGGCAAACAGCCTTGATCGTTCAGGCTTCACGGGCAAGAAAGTTGTGATTGCCTACAATATGGATTATGACACCGCCGAGGAATTGACCAATCGCGGCTATCATATTATTGGGTTTTATAGGGATGATCTCGCTCGCCAAATTACCTACCCAGTCAAAGACTTCTCCATCGTTGTAGAACGATTCCTTCATTACTACCTCACACTGACCAATCAATCCAACCGCGAGTGCACTCGTTTCATCATCGCAACGGATGTGCGTGATGTGATCTTCCAACGCAACCCCTCAGAATATCTTGATGGTGAATGGCTCCGTGGGCATGACCTTGTTATGTCCTCTGAGGGTATTGCCTACAAGCATGAGGATTGGGGGAATAACAATCTCTTTCAATCATTTGGAACATCCTTGTGGAATACCCATAAGGACAACACGATTGTCAATTGTGGGGTAATCGCAGGAAAGTTTGATGCGTTCTTGGGATTGGCGAAAACGATTTATCTAGCGTGCCTGCATGCACCCCAACATGTGCCTGGGGGTGGTGGACCCGATCAGGCTGCATTGAACCTAATTCTTGATACCTACGTCTACGAGCATATCACCTGGATCAGCAGCCACGAAAGCACCTGGGCAGCACAACTAGGCACGATGATGGACCCGCGAAAGATTGACATGTATAAACCATTCCTCACAGAACCATTACCAACTTTTAATAGGGAAACAAATCAAGTTGTGAACCATCGTGGATTACCGTTTTCTATTGTCCATCAGTGGGATCGTGTTCCTGAAGTCAAGGAAGCGGTCGAAAGGTTATACTCATGATTGTCGCGTATTCACCAGAATCCCCCAACACCCTCAAAACTCCTGCTGAGAAAATTGCCCCTCCACTCAAGGTGGATGCGCGCCCCCGCAGAATTCTTTATGTGGTGCATCGTTACGCACCATATCCAGGTGGGTCAGAAAACTATGTGCGTGATATGGCAGAAGAGACTCGCCGCCGCGGTCATGTTGTTGCGGTATTTGCGGGGGACCATAAAGGAGACCTCAACGGCGTGATCGTGACCTCCGAGCCTAGCATTCTGAAAGAGAAGTGGGATTTGATTGTGGTTCACGGTGGGGATGTTTACCTTCAAAACTTTGTTCTAAAGCACGCCGATAGTCTTGGTGGACCTGTGTTGTATATGCTTATCATGCCCTCCAATTCCAAGGAATGTGTGGAAGCCCTTCACAAGGTTGCATTCGTGGGGTGTTCAACGCTGGCGGATTGGAGACATGTCAAACGGTGGAGTGTTGAAGATCGGGCTGTCCGTGTGCGCCACGGTGTCGATGCCGCAACGTCACTGGGGAGACCGGGGTTCCGTGAGAAACATGGGATCACGACACCTTATATGTTCTTATCCTCTGGTGGCTACTGGCCGAACAAAGCCTTTGATGAACTGGTGGGTGTTTTCAAGGAGTCCAAGCGCACCGATACAACTTTGGTGCTCACCGGTTATGATAATCGGTTTGGTCTTATGCCTTCCGATGAAGAATTTGTTCGTTCATTCCTCTTTACGGATCGTCAGGATATGTTGGATGCGTTGTTTGATGCCGACCTCTATATCCTGAATAGTTACGCAGAAGGATTTGGACTCGTTCTTTTGGAGTCAATGGTCAATATGACCCCGTGGGCAGGCAGGCATATTGCCGGGGCGGAACTGATGCGCGAATATGGATTCACCTACACCACTCCCTCCGAGTTGCAACTATATCTTCAATTGTTTAGAGGAGTCACAGGGACTCACCTGATGGAAGCACAAAATTATGTGATCTCAACCCATCTAGTGAAGCATACTGTGGCGGATATTTTGGCGATTCTGAAATGAATTTGACCTTTGGGATTTGCACCTCACAACAAGAAAGAACTCCACAGTTTCTTGAAGTGATTCAGTCTATTCATGCGCTCAAAGTGCCTGAGTATGAAATCATCATTGCCGGTTCCCCGCCTGGGTTTGCTGTGGTGTCGCAAGACCCCGACGTTCTCACAGAAACAGACTGTCATTATCTTACTGATGAAGTGCGTATGTTCACAACGCGAGGATGGATCACCCATAAGAAGAATTTGATTGCGAGGCATGCCAAGTATGAAACTTTAGTGTTGCTTCATGA